CAGTTAAACTTAAATCGCCACCGTCACCATTTGCGCCAGTACCTCCTGCAACGGTAACATTTCCACCGTTGCTGTCGGTATTAGCACCTACCATAGCAATCGAAGAGTTTCCTGTGATAGTGCTGGTGACTACTGAAGCAGTTTCGACATCGCCAACAATCTTACCTGCCACGCCATCTACCAATAGTGTGCTATCATCAGCAAACACACTACCAGTTACATCGCCGTCTAGTGTTAGTCCAGTTACAGTAGCACCAGTAAAATCAACAGTACCACTAAAGGCTTGATTTGTATGATTGTAGTAAACCTGTCCACCATTTAGTGTAAGAACATCACCATAAATGTCCATGTCAGCATATGGACCACCTGCTGATCCAGATATGATGCTAACATATGAATTACCTGTAATCTCTACAGCATTATTTTGAGAATGTATTTCTAAATTACTACCTGGTATAGAACCGGGGTTGCTTAAATTTGTGTTTGTTATAACCAGTCCACTATCAGTAGCAGTCATAAGCATCGGTGTTAAAAGGCTATTACTAATTTGATTAGTTTCTAAAACCCCTGTTGTTGTTAGACCGTTTCTAACATTGCCAACAACTATACCATCTACACCATCAATAATAGGTGTTGAATCATCAGCAAAAACTGATCCGGTTACATCACCTGTGAATGTGCCACTTAGTGTGCTTGGTGCTGTTGTTATTACTGCTGTTGCTGTTAGTGTACCTGATGTGCTGATTCCACTTGCTGTTGAACTAATAGTTTGGCTACCTAGTGTGATTGTGTTTCCTTTTAGGTACAAATCTTTAAATCTTTTTGAACTGCTACCAATGTCGTATACTTCTGTTGTGTCTGGAACGATATCGCCTTTAACAGTACCGTCTAAGTTGATGCTACTATTAACACCGTCGACTAGTACAGTGCTATCATCACCAACAACTGTGCCTTTGACAGCACCAGCAACTGCAATAGTTCCGTTTTCAAGCACAGTAACCTTGCTATATAATTCTGTAAAATTGGTGTTGACCTTGTTAAAAGCAGTATAAAGACTGTCTCCATTTCCTGCGTTTGGACTTGTACCGGTGTTTATTGTAAGTTGAGCCATTGTAATCAGTTTCTCCGTTACTCATATTTATTCAATAAATACAATTACTATGCCCAGATTAAGTTTATACAAACCGGAGAAATCAGCAGATTATCGCTTTATTGACAAGAATGTTAATGAAGCATTTCAGGTCGGCGGTACTGACATATTCATACACAAGTATCTAGGTCCTGTTGATCCTGGTGTAGATAAAAGCACTCCTAGTCAACCCTATGGTACAAATGATATACCAGAAACAAAAATTCAAGATTTGCTGTTTTTAGAAAACAGAGATCGCAGATATTCAGAAGATGTATATGTTATAAGAGGAATCTATAACGTACAGGATTTGGATTTTGACCTAAGCCAATTTGGAATGTTTCTTCAGAATGATACTATATTTGTAACATTTCACATTAATTCTAGTGTTGAAGCACTAGGCAGAAAAATCATGCCAGGAGACGTACTAGAATTACCACACTTAAAAGACGAATATGCCCTAAATGATTTTCAAGTAGCACTAAAACGTTATTATGTAATTGAAGATGTTAATAGAAGTGCTGAAGGTTTCAGTCAAACTTGGTATCCACATCTTTATCGTGCTAAGTGTAAACCTATTTTAGACAGCCAAGAATTCAAAGAAATTTTTGATAAAGATTCAGGAGAAGGCACAGGATCAACAATACGTGATGTACTTTCAACTTACGAAAAAGAAATGCAAATTAATCAGGCTGTGCTTAATCAAGCAAATGAAGATATTACAGGCGATCCTAGTCAACCAGTTATAAGTGGTTATGATACAAAACAGTATTTTGTTGTACCAACAGATTCAAAAGGAAATGTAGATATCAACGATGATGGAAGTAGCACACCTACACTAAAAACAGCAAAAGGTAACTTTTATGTTGGTTACCTTACAGAAAAAGGTGTTCCACCTAATGGAGCACTGTACGGATTTGGTGCCCAATTTCCACAAGCACCAACAGACGGTGAATTTTTCTTAAGAACAGATTATTTTCCAAACAGACTTTTTAGATACAACGGTTCACGTTGGATCAAATTTGAAGATGCTGTAAGAGTAGAAACTCCAAGCAGTGATAATGCAAAAACACAAATTGGTACTTTTGTTAATAACACAAATACAAATAGTATTAACGGTAATACTGTTACTGAACGTCAAGCATTATCACAAGCACTTAAACCTAAGGCAGACAACTAATGCAACACTTTTATGATGGACAAATAAGACGATTTGTAACACAGTTTATTCGTGTTATGAGTAACTTTAGTTACAAGGACAGTGCAGGCACATTACGTAAGATTCCTACCAGTTACGGAAATCTAACACGCCAAGTAGCACACATTATTCGTGATAATTCAGAAAACAAAGTTATTAGTGCGCCACGTATTAGTTGTTATATTACAGGTTTAGAATATGCAAGAGATAGAGTTCAAAATCCTACACATGTAAGCAAAGTACATCTACGTGAAAGAGATTTTGACGAAGCAACCGGAGAATATCTACAAACGCAAGGACCAGGATACACAGTTGAAAGATTAATGCCTGTGCCATTTAATTTACAAATGAAATGCGATGTATGGTCAACTAACACTGATCAAAAATTACAAATTATGGAACAGATGCTTGTGTTGTTTAATCCAAGTTTAGAAATACAAAGCACATCAAACTATATTGACTGGACCAGTTTAAGTTTAATTGAATTAGCAAGTGTAAACTATTCAACCCGTGCTATTCCTCAAGGCGTTGATACAGAAATTGACATTGGTGAACTTACATTTACAATGCCTATTTGGATTACTCCTCCTGCAAAAGTAAAACAGTTGGGTGTAATTGAAAATATTGTTATGAGTGTTTTTGACGAAACTGGTGGAATAAGTGACGGATTAATTGACTCTTTAAGTCCTATTGTAAATTTAGTAGTATCACCTGGAAATTTTGGATTGCTAGTGTTAAACAATACAGCAAGATTACTTGCGCCGGCTGAAGGCGTTACTGAACCAACAGAAGGAAACTTTGAAAGAACAGGAGAACCTGTAAGTTGGTATAAGTTATTAGATCAATATCCTGGCAAGTTTAGAGCAGGACTAAGCACTATACGTTTAGCAAAAGCAGACGGTAATGAAATAGTTGCAACAGCAAGTGTTAATCCAACTGATGATACAGAGATGGTATTAAGTTTTGATAGTGATACTGTACCGGCAAACACAATCTTAACAGACAGCATTGCAAGTAGAGGTACAGTAGATGCTATTATTGATCCACTTAAATTTAATCCAAATTCAAATAGTTTAGCCGCAGGAACACGTTATCTAATTCTAAATGACATTCATCAGCATGTAAAAAACGATAGTTCAGATGCTAACATGAATGCTTGGCAAAATGCTGATGGCACACTACTACAAGCCAGTACAAATGACATTATTACTTGGAATGGTGCAAATTGGGAAATAACGTTTGATGCTGGATCAAATGACGAACGTGCCGATTCTAGTCAGACACAAGACCCTGTCTACATAACTAATACATATACAGGCATACAGTACAGGTACACAAATGCTACTGGTGCTTGGTTAAAAAGTTATGAAGGTGAATATCAAAAAGGGTCATGGCGACTAGTAATTTAGATCATAATATTGTTTGTAGTGGAGCATTATTTTATGCCCGCAATACCAAACGATTTCTTTTCCTAGAACGTACCAAAACAAAAACTGCTGGTCAATGGGGCCTAGTTGGTGGTATGGCTGAAGGCAATGAAACCCCTTGGAAAGCACTAGAGCGTGAAATTAGCGAGGAAGTTGGCAAAACACCACCTATCAAAAAAGTAATACCTTTAGAAATGTTTACTTCAAACGATTCAAAGTTTTTCTTTCACACATACTTGGCTATTGTTGATAATGAATTTATTCCTACACTAAATCACGAGCATAGCGGATATGCGTGGACAAATGTGAATTGTTGGCCTAAACCATTACACGTAGGGTTACGCAACACACTTCAAAACAAATCAATAAAAGATAAACTTCAAACTGTATTGGATTTACTTGTATGAGTTGGTTTACTGATTTATTTGGTCAAGAGTTTGAAACTAAATTAACTAAACTAAAAGATCAAATTATGTGCGATGATCAAGATCACAAAGAACGTGTTAATACTTGTTTAAAATGCGAGCATTATAATAAAAATATGCAGATGTGTCAAAAATGCTATTGCATTGTTCCTATAAAAACAAAAATAAAAGCATTTCACTGTCCCATTAACAAATGGTGATTATAAATCTTTTCTCCGTCAATAATACTACTAATAAATTTTTTATTTTCAAAATCGCATAGTATCTTTTGTGCTTTTGCAGTAAACATATCTTCTCTACCAAGATCAATACTGCTAAATGTTTCTTTATTTGTAAAATGATGTGTGTCAATTTCGATAGTTAGTTTTTGATCATTATTTTCTATAAACATATTAGGAATTTCTATATTGTTTTCTAAACTGTTTATAGGAAATACTCTATTAATATCTCTTGTTTTGCCCCACTCTAGCATAGACTTAGATAGTACAATAAAATAAAAACAGTCTGGAAATTTAGACGTTAAATCCGGAATAGTTACCGGGTGTAACATGTTAAGATTTTTATAAACAAACTTTTCTTTTGAATTTTTCCAGCATATCATTGTATGCCATTCGACTTTATGATTGAAGAAAGAATCTATTTGCTTTCGCCATTCAATTAAATCATTAACATTCCAACTTCCTATCCAATCGCTAATCATTATACCAATCTCTTAAGTAAAGTGCATGATTAGGAAATGCTTCTAACTGTGCATCTGTCTTTGCTTTGTAAAGATTGTAACACAATTCACCGTATTTTCTAACCGCATCAGAAATTTCCAAGTTTGTATCATCATAGAATCCCATAAGAAATAGCAATTCAAACCATTGTCCTACATGAAACATATCGAAATGTCCTTTCATGTGTAATGCAGGTGGGGGTGCTGGCATAAACATCCTATAAATTTTTTCTACACTAGGTGGGCGTTTAATTTTGTGAACGTCATTCCAAAAATCTGTATCTTTTCTATGACATAAATCATAATGTATAAAGATAAAATTATGAATCTCATCGATCATAGTTTCAAATTCTCTACTGAGATATTCTCTACTATTGTCATCATACATACCATTTTGTTGTAAAATAATACGTGTTAAATTTTGTACTGCTTTTGTTGTAAATGTAATACCTGTTGCTTCTAGAGGTTCTACAAACCCAGCACTTAATCCAACAGCATAAACATTTTTTACAGCAATATTTTTATGCTTTCCAATTTTCATTTGTAAATGATTTGCTTCTGCTTCATACTCGCCTATAGCATCACGTAACTGTTGTTCTGCTTGCTTGGGTGTACAATGCTTACTAGAATAAACATATCCGTTACCAATTCTACTCCAAGTAGGTATTTGCCAGCGCCAACCACTATCCATTGCTATGGCTTTAGTGTAAGGGTGCATTGCCTCTCGTCTGTTAGCATTATAATCTTTTGGTAATGCTACTGCTCTATCACAAATAAGAGTATCTTTAAAACTTACAAAAGGTTCTTGTAATGTTTCTTCTAACAGCATACTTTTAAATCCTGTACAATCTATGTACAAATCAGCAGTTAATATACCGTTGTTTTTTGTTTCTAATCCTGTAACTCCGTTATCGTCTTTGTTTACTTTTGTAACTTCATCATCGTAATATTCTAGTTTGTGCTTACAAGCATTTTTAAGAGTTTCAGTGATCTTGTCTGCTCTAAAATGCACTGCGTCCCAACTTTGCCCATTAAGACCATATGTAAAGTCTAATCTATGATCGTCTAATTTAGGTGACTTATTATTACGTGCAAGTTGATAACTAGGAATCCAATCTACAAACTCCTGTTTAGTTTTTTTAGAACCTAATATGTAATCGTGCATAAAAACACCATTACCTAATACTGCTGTATCGCTTGTGTCATTGTCTACAAAAATAGGATAGTCTGACCATCCTTCTAGTTCAACTCCGAGTTTGTATGTGCTATCACAACTACGCATCCAATCTTCAGGCTTTAGTCCGCACTCATAAAGAAAGGCTGTAGTAAAAGGTTGTGTTCCTTCACCAACTCCTATAGTGCCTATTTTTGTGCTTTCGATAAGTGTAATTTTTACTTGTGGAGGTAAGTTATGTGATAAGTGGCAAGCAGTTAACCAACCACTGCTTCCTCCTCCGAGTATACAAATGCTGTTAATTACTTTATCCATCTTGTTTTTCTAGTACAAATATTCCAATACCGTTCCAATAATCGTCAGGATCTTCTCCTTTAGTATTGATTATTTTTTGATATCTTATTTTCAAATTCTTTTGTGCAATACCTTCAAGTGTTGCTTGTTCTACTTGTCCCCAATTCCAGTCATCAACTATGTAAACAAAAATAGGATCAAACATATCGTAATAATGATCTAACACTTTAACATGCGAACTATAACTGTGATCTCCATCATAAAACATCATGTTAATTTTAAAGTTTAAATCTTCTTCAACAAC